ACACAGAAGAAAAATAGACAATAGTAAAAAAAACGCCCGCCATATGACATTTATATAATGTCACAGGCGGTTGTTTTGTGTACAGAAAGGAAGTAATGAAAGAGATTCTACTGGAAACCTATTCTGTTGCACTTCCTATTATTTTAACTGCTCTTATGGGCTACATTGTGTGGCTTTTAAAGAATCAGAAAAAAGATAGGGATGCGAACAGTAAAGGGACCATGCTGTTACTGAAAGTACAATTAATTGAATACCATGACCGTTATATGACAGATGGTGATATTCCATCCTACGCTTATCAAAATTTTTGTGAGATGTATGATGCATATCATGCCCTTGGTGGTAATGGTATGATTACAAAAATGAAACATGAGATTGAAGAATTGCACTTAAAGAAGAAAGAAGGGAATAGTCATGAAAAAAATTAACTGGCTTGTAAGAATTAAGAATAAAGCGTTCTGGGTTGCATTTATCCCGGCGGTACTCCTGTTAATTCAGGTAATTGCATCTGTGTTTGGCATCCAGATTGATCTGGGTAATCTGGGAAATAAATTGTTAGAAGTGGTCAATGCCGTGTTCAGTATACTGGTAATTCTTGGAGTAGTTACAGACCCTACTACTGCTGGAATCACCGATAGTACACAGGCACTTGAATATACAGAACCGAAAAAATAGGGGGTAGGACTGTGGAGATTAAGGGTATTGATGTTTCCAGATGGAATGGAGTTATTGACTGGCCCACCGTAGCAAACTACGGTATGGGCTTCGCTATCCTGCGAATCACAGAAGCGGGAAACGTGATAGATAGCTACTTTGAAGCCAATTATAAAGGCTGTACTGCCAATAGTATTCCTGTCGGTGTTTACAAGTATAGTTATGCAGTCAATGTTTCAGAAATTCAATATGAAGCAAAAAAAGTAATTGAAGTCCTGAATGGACGAAAATTGGATTATCCTGTGTTTTTGGATATTGAAGATAAGTGTCAGGAGAATCTGTCAAAACATCTTATGATGCAGATGATTAACGCATTCAGAGAAATCATCATTAAAGCCGGTTATCAGTTTGGCATTTATTGCGGGTACTCTTGGTATCAGTACCAGCTTCCAGAGGATGCGAAAAAGTATGATTGTTGGTTAGCTGCTTATCCGTCACAGGATGATGGAACAATGCAGATCAGATTAAAACCTGCCGCTGGTATTGGCTGGCAGTATTCCAGCAAAGCAAAGATACCGGGGATTGCTGGAACAGTAGACAGAAATGTATTTTATAAAGATTACACTGCTGCTGTAAAAAATGAGAATAAGGGGGAAACGACAATGGATAAAGCTATTGAAAAAGTTATCCTGATTGCGAAAAACGAAGAGGGCTATTTGGAGAAAAAATCAAACAGTCAGCTTGACAGTAAAACAGCAAATGCAGGATCTGCTAACTATACAAAATATTGGAGAGATATAGAACCATCCTATCAGGGACAGCCTTGGTGTGCGGCGTTCGTATCTTGGTGTTTCATGAAAGCCTTTGGTCTGGAAAAAGCTAAAAAATTGCTGAAACACTGGCCTTACGTGTACTGTCCAACACTGGGAAATTTGTTTACCCGGAACGCAAACCCGAAAATCGGTGACATTGTTATCTTTTATCATAACGGTACATTTACCCATACAGGACTTGTTACCGCCGTAATCGGTGATCGTTTCTATACGATTGAAGGTAATACAAGTGGGGCATCCGGTATTATCGCAAATGGTGGCGGTGTATGTGCTAAAAGTTACCTCAATAGTCAGATGCCCGGAACTAAGTTCTGTACACCGGATTATAGTATTGTATCTGATGCATCCGCACCTGCAAAACCTGAGAATACATCATCTAATACTACACAGACAGGAGAGGAATATATGTTTGAGCCAAAAACTGTAAAAGCTGGTGACAAGAATACCTCTGTACTTTTGTTACAGGAGATTCTAAAATCACGTGGATTCAAAGGAAAAAATAAAAAAGACCTTGACCTTGACTGGGAAGCAGGAGATAATACCATATATGCTCTGAAACAGTATCAGAAATCAAGAGGTCTGGATGTTGATGGGGTATGTGGATCAGCAACATGGAAAGATCTAATTGCTATTTGATGCGAATATGGTGGCAATGCCACCAATTTGCCACCGACATAGAAATATACGTGAAAGACTTAAAAAGACAAATAAACTGAACGCCTGATAATTACTTATGTTATAGGAGTTTGAAAGCTGTAAAAAGCAATGAAAAGTGAACCATAGATAAACTGTTCACGTTGAGACTGTGGCTTTACTTTCCCGTAAATAGGCGGTTTTACAGGCTTGAAACTGTGAAGTTCAGTCTATTTGCCACCGATTTGCCACCCACAAAATAAAATTATAGAAAAACGGTTGAACACTCTGAACGAATCAGGGATGTTCAACCGTTTATTTTTATGCCTGTATTTTCTTTTCAAACACATCTACAGCGAACTGCTGCATACTTTCAGTATTGAACGTATATGTCTGTAATGTGGTTGCTATATCTTTATGGCCAAGGCGTTCCATAACAGTCTTTGGATTTACGCCACCTTCTGCCAGCATGGTACCATGTGTATGTCTCAGACAGTGGGCGTGGAACAGGTGGTTACCAAGTTCCCAGTGAATGACTCTGGCACAGTATTTGAAAGAGTCAGGTGTGACCAGTTCACCATTGTCTTTTACGCACAGTGGCGTGATCTCTTTATGTGGGACTGTTATGTCAGCCCTGACCTGAGTGATAGAGTTATCTGGCAGCAGGTAAGTCTTCAGATATGCACCGCCATATTTCAGCCGGTTTATTTTTCTTTGTTTTATCGCATATTTCAGTTCTTTTTCAAGTGTCTGCCCTATTTTGACAGTGCGGTGGGAGTCATACTTAGGTGGTTTGATGAACCAGGTCTTTTCAATCTTGTACATCTGACCTTTGATTTTCAGTTCATGTTTGGAAAAATCCACATCTTCTTCCAGGTCTATAGCGAAGGTCTCACCGATTCGTGTCCCGACATTGTAAGGTACTACAAGGGAAAGGTGAAAATAACTGGTTTCTGGAAAACGTGCAAGGATCCTGTCAAATTCTTCTTTGGGGCAGATATATTCAGTATGAGCCTTTGCATCTACATCTATTGGCATCTTACCGACTTTTACCGGAATGCAGGGATTAGACTGAATATAATTCAGCGGCAGTATGGCGTAATTCATGGCACCTTGCAGACAGGTCAGAGTATTTTTTATCATACTTTTGGACAGACCCTTTAGCTTCATGTCATTGATCCATTCCTGGACCTTATCAGGAGCATACTGAAAACTGCTTAATTTGTAGATACCAAAAGCAGGTTTTAAATGCAGCCTGATCTTTGATTCATAATCACGATAGGTATTATAAGTGTACCCATGGTCAATATTTTTCTTTATTACAGTTTCCAGCCAATAGTCCAGGTAATCAGCAACGCTGATCTCTTTGGGTGAGAATGATCTGCCGGTATTATTATATTCTGCAATGGCAGCAGCCCTTGCGTCCAATGCTTCTTTCTGGGTGCGGAATCCACCCTTTTCAATCTTGTTTCGTTCGCCATTAATCTTGGCAGTGTCAAAATAGTAAGACCAGGTCTTACCTCTTTTTCTTACACCTTCAGCCATAGTTTCATCATCCTTTCTAAAAATGGGTATAAAAATAACAGCCAAACATTTGTGTGGCTTGTTTGACTGTTCCCATTATGGTAGAATGATTATTGGAATTTTATACATCCATCCCATAACGGGAACAGAGGACCGTCTTGATGCGCCAACATCAGGGCGGTTTTCTATATTAAAATCAATTTGTAACTAATGTAACCGATTGTAACTGGTTTTGTAACTGTTATAATGCCTTATTTTATGCGGATGTAACTAATGTAACTAATTTTGACAATGTTCTTATTATAAATATTTTTATTATAAAAAAAAATAAATTAAAAATATAAAAGTAAGTAAATAATAAAAATATATAATATATATATAAGGGAAAATGAGTTACACAGTTACAAAAACGCCCCGAAGCCTTGTATTTACTGGACTTCTGGCAGTTTCGGAACAGTTACAAATGAGTTACAATGAGTTACAAAACTGGTTACAAACTAATGATTTTTTATCTGGTCGATAGAAAATGTATCATCAGTTAGTTTAGTAAATATGTAATGATCTTCTAAGTTGCTATTAAATTCTGTCTGTATTGCATGGATCCCATCAATGGCAGCAGAATCAGTTTCATATACCATGTGATAACCATTTGGTAATTTGTTCACATTCAGTAATTTAACAAAAGTTCCTAAATCATTTGAAAGTGTATCAATATAAGTATTTCCGAGATTGTCGAGAAGTTGTTGGTATTCTTCTTGACTATATTCTTCTGTATTTCCTGTTCGTTTGAATAATCCGCGGAACATTGATTTATTAGAAAAAGGAATTTTGTTTTGTGGCCAAAGCTGAACACCAATATTTTTAGCTTCATCAATGGCATTTTTGGTAAACGTGTTATTCGTTAATACCACAGGTATATCATAGCGATAATATGCACATCCAGAATATGCTTCTTGTATTGCATGGTTTCCAACAGGTGAAGAATAGTACTTACACTGAATTGCGTATTTCTTACCAGCTCTATGAGCCAATATATCAATACCGTGATCTCCAGATTTTGGTGTAGTCTCTATGTGAGTAAATCCATGTTGTTTTAATTTTTGACAGCACATTACTTCGTATTCTTCACCAGTAGTACAGGTTGTATGGAATCCAGATCCTTTATGAGAAATCAAATTCCATATTAGTTTAAATATTCCGCTGATTAAGAACCATACAACATAAAAACAAAAAATCATTACATACATGGTAAAATATAGCCCTAATTTCAAAAAACATCCTAAGAATCTGAGGGTTAATTCAAAAGGCCCTATAATCAGAGTATATAAACATCCGTGGCTTTTGGTTCGCCTTGCCAAAACATTACCACCTCTTTTCCATAATTTACCACTTGATACGAACAAATGTTCGTGATATAATTACCACATCGCTACTAATCGGGTCGTGCGGTCTGTGAAGGGGATGGATGTATTGGACTATAAAAGAAAAATAATTGAAATGCTCGATATGTTAGACGAAAGGTGTTTGCGCCTTGTCTATGTACATATCAAAGCACTTCTGGGGCTGAAATAATCAGCCCCTTTTTTTTTGGATAGAATCCACAAAAACCCCTATCACTTT